TGGACTGTCCTTGAGGATCGCTTCGACGAAGGCGCTCCGCTCCAGGCACCGACGAAAGAGTGGCCAGGCGCTCCGATGATCTGCGCAAAGGTACACACCGTAAAAGTAGAGCTTTGGTACACGCGCAAGAACGGGCAAAAGTGCACGATCCAACAGTACGGCCACACGCCTTTTGTATACCTGCAGCAGGGGAAAATACTGACTGATTGGGATACGGCGAAAAAGTCCCTCACCGACGGCATCGGTAAGTGCCTGCAAGCCTTGGGCTTCGCAGCTGACATTTACCTGGGCATGTTCGACGACCCCACCTACGTCGACACCATCACCGAAGAATTCAAGATCGAGAAGGCTGAAGACAAAGACGCCGAAATTCTGCGCCAAAAACAGGAGCGCATTGACTGGCTCGCCTCGGCCGTCGAGACCATCGGCAAGGCGGTAACCGCCTACGAGCTGAAAACACTGAACGTGAAATACATTCGTGAGGCAACCCGCCGTAACGAGCCGGCTCTCATCGCGCGCATCACCCGGGCGTTCGAAGAGCGCAAAGCCACCCTGGAAAAATCGACTGAGGACGCAGCATGACTCAACTCTACGCACTGACCGGCAAGCTGGCTGAACTCCAGGCCATGGCCGACACCGACGATGAAGGCCAGAAAGAAGCCCTTCAGCATGCCATGGACGAAGTCCAAGGCGACTTCAACGACAAGGCCGACAACATCGTTATGTTGCGCCGCAATATCGAAAGCGACGTGACGGCCATCGAAAACGAAATCGACCGCCTGGCCGAACTCAAGCGGATCAAGTCCAACAGCGTTTCGCAGATTAGCGACTACCTGCGCCGAAACATGGAAGCCGCCAACATCAAGTCGATCAAACGTCCGCTCTTCACCATCACTATAGCGATGGGAAGTGAACGAGTCATCGTAGACAACGAAGATGCCGTGCCGGACGAACTGACGTCTGTTAAGTCGAGCATCACCCCCGACAAAAAGGCCATCGCCGCCAAGCTCAAGGAGATCCGAGAGCATAACGAAGCGGTACGCAAGCGCATGGCTGCTGGTGAGGACGCCGAACACGAACTGCTCGAAGAGCCGAAATGGGCTCACCTCGAGCGCGGCGACAGTTCAATCCGCATCAAGTGAGGTCATCATGATCAGCAACCACCTCAGCCTGGTCGAGCAGCACCGCCAAGACGCTTACTCGATATCGGAGCGCACAGCGGAGTTCTTGGCCGCAGGCGGGACAGTCGCGCAGTTGCCAAGCCCGCCACGCAAACCGCTGCCACCGCCCCGCTCTGCCAAGATCGATCCCGAAACCATCCTCAAGCGCCGCAAGCCACCAATCACCAGGGCCGAGCGTAAGGCGCTGCGCAAACTCGCGGAGGCATTATGAGCAAGCGCAAGCCGCATAACCTGCAAGCCCGAATTGCCCGGTCGTGCCGCTCGCTGCTGGCATCCAATCACGTCGCTGTGGTCAACATCGACCCCAGCGGCCGCCAGGGCATGATCAATTACAAGTCTCTGAAGAACATCGCACCGGGAAAGATTGGCCAGGCTGTCTGCGGCATTCCCCACCGGTGGACGATCTATCTCAGCGCTCTCTGCATCGACGCCCGCGGGGACCGCTACAGCAAATCGGTGGAGGTGGCGCCCGATGGCGTTTACCTCTCCGACCACCTGGAAGACGTGATTGAGCATTGCTACAAGAAGCTGCGCGACGAGGCAAACCAAAGCCAGATGGTGGCTTCGGGTTGGATTGCCATTCCGGAAGCGATGTCGCTAGATGAGGCGCACGCCGCGCGGATCTTTGAAGCGGTCGGCGCTTGGCGCCAGGTGAAGGTCGACTCATGCGCCGCATAGCCCGTCCCCAGCAACGCAAACGTCAAACCTGGCTCGCACTGCCGGCCAGCGGAATAAAAGAGGTAGGCCATGGGTGCCGCGCAGAAAGAACGATCGGCAAAGACTGCGTCGAGGCGAAAGACTCGCGGCGAGGAAGAATTGCGACTCCACACCATGGCCGGCACCCGCCAAGCCTTGGCTGACCTGATGGCCTGGAGCGGCATCGATGAACAGGGCGAGGCTATGACCTTGATGATTCACCACCTGCACGGCCTGGGCCCAGCTGGATCAGCTCAGTTCCTCGCCCCGCCGCGACACAGTTATGTAATACCCGAAAAAGTGTCGGCAAAATTGCAGCTCGCTTATAACCGCGAAGCCCTTCGCATCTGCCACGACGAATAACCCACCCTGCTCGCTGAATCCGATGAAGGAGGGACATTTTACTGAATGGCGGACATGAAAAAGGGCTGAACAAGTCAGCCCTTCAGAATTGGTGGTGCGGGGCCCGGTTTCCCGGAGGCTATCTACTACAAGCCAAACGATTCATCCGACAACACTTCTCTGTTTTTGCATGGTCCCGCAGCACAACCCCAGCACAGACAAACATTGGTAGTACTGCCATAAGAACCCCCCAGTAATAATTGTCATTTATGAAAACAAACAAAGTTACGAGGCCAGACAGAACAGATAACACATCAATGGACTTAACGTTTAAAGCAGCTTGCATCGACTCGGTTGGGTCAGACATCGACCACGTATCCAAATGCTAGCACCGTAACCGCAGTGATGGCAATACGCCGCAATTTAGTTTTTTAGCACTGCCGTCATTCTACAAGCGCGGCACCAGCATTGGAGAGCACCATGTCCCAGCAGCACCAGATATTGGTCGGCGACTGCATCGACATGATGCGGACGCTGCCAGACCAGTCGGTAAATACATGCGTCACGTCGCCGCCCTACTTCGGGCTGCGGGATTACGGCGTGGCTGGCCAGATTGGCCTGGAAGAAGCTCCGGCTGAATTCGTTTCCCGCCTGGTGTCGGTGTTTCGCGAGGTACGCCGAGTGCTGCGCAATGACGGCACGATCTGGTTGAACATGGGGGACACCTACGCATCAATAGCCGGGGGCTATGCGCCAGGAGGGTCAGCGGGCAAGCACGACATGGTTTCTCAGGCTACTCGCGGAGCGGTATTGCGTGGCAAGCGCCGCTCTCCGCCCACAGGGCTCAAACAGAAGGACCTGATGGGCATCCCTTGGCGTCTCGCCTTCGCCCTGCAGGATGACGGTTGGTACCTGCGACAGGACATCATTTGGCACAAGCCGAATCCTATGCCTGAATCCACCCGCGACCGTTTCACAAAGTCGCACGAATATCTGTTCCTGTTGAGCAAGTCGCCACGCTATTACTATGACCAAGATGCAATCAAGGAGCCTGTAGCGCTTAGCTCGATCACAAGAATGGATCAGGATCTCGAGCAACAGAATGGAAGTGATCGGGTGCCTGGTAAGGCGAACGGGCCAATGAAGGCGGTGCGGAGCAAGCGGGATAGCTTCACGCGCGATGGCTCAAAACGAGAACAACCCATCCCTGGACAAAAACTAGGTACACACCGGCCAGGCCGGGAGGAAAGCGGTTACCCACTGGATACACGGAACAAGCGCAGCGTGTGGACTGTGCCGACACAGGGATTCAAGGGCGCCCACTTCGCCACCTTCCCCCCCGACCTGATTCGGCCATGCATCTTGGCCGGCGCACCGCGCGGCGGTGTAGTGCTGGATCCTTTCGGCGGCGCCGGTACCACATCACTGGTTTCAATGCAGGAAGGTCGCCGTTCGATCCTCTGCGAGCTGAACCCGGATTATGCGGAGATGGCGCGACGTCGGATCAACGCGGCCTGGCTTGATGGGGCGGCGCAGATGGACGTGTTCCACGATTCTGCGCCGGCGGCCTGAGCTTGGCGGCGAACTACTTCTTGCTTCCACTTTCGAAGCTCCCATGCACAAACGGCCAACCGCCGCGGCTCTTTTTGCCGGATTTCTCTAGAGACTCGGCAACCCGCTCGCGTTCCAGCTTCTCGTACAGTTTGGCCCTGTACTCGACAGGAGTTGCTTCGAGCTGTGCAGCAAGATCATCGAACTGATGTTTCTGCCTGTAGCGCTCAGATCTGGTAGGTCGTTCCTTTTTCGCCACATCCTTCTCCTTGGTCCGGCTCCATGCCGGTCACCCGTAATACCAAAACCTAAACCAAGTTGCCACCACCTGTCACAAAAGGCTGCGCCCGCTTTGGAGAAAAAAGTGCAACAATTTCGCAGAAATACGGCAGCATGAAAGTAGCTATGATAATCATCGTGCTAATCCTACCACTTTCTAAATCCTACTTACCCTTACCAAACGCATAACCTAGGGCAAGCGTGATGATCGGAAGAAAAATACTCCAAACTCCTCTCATCGCCTCAACTATTTCTGAGGCTGGCATTTCCGGAGGTGCGAACGTACGGATATAAATCGCCCCACATGTAACCGACCCAACAATAAAACTCCAAACAATTGTTATATAAATGAAAGAGATTCGTGCATTCTCGCCAGATCCGATTTGCTTAGTATAATGGCCTTCAGTCGGCTTTCCTGATGATACTTGACCCGTACTCACTACCGGAGGCACCACACCTACGGAGCCACCATCAGAGGCTACAGATTGCATTTCTGTCATTGCTCATCCATCCACAATACAAACTCAAGAGTTCGAACTTTTACAGAAGGATCAATTAGGCTCGTACGATAGGTCATATATATGTTCTTACCATCTGTGCCTGCAATAACGAAAGGAGTAAAGATTGACTCACCAAGCGAATTGTTATGATTATACAAATCAACATACAGATGACCATCTATTATATTTCCTGAGTATCTGGACACCCCGGCATCATCTAGAAATCTAATAGTGCAGGACCACCCATCCAAGTAAATCTTAAATGACGTCTGCCCTTGCAGATGCACCAACTGCGAATGAACTGCCCGCTTACCATCGACGACAACCTTCACTGCGTGCTTAAACATACGACCTCAGACAAAGTTAAAAAATTACAAGCATATCGCCAATTGAAAAACACGTTCTTGGTAGGCGCGCCTCAACTTACCCTCAGGATTTTAATCTGACCTGAGGTTTTTTGGCACTCAAAAAACTCCTCAATGCCATTACCCCATATCAACGAATCACGCCAGCCGGCGAGGATCTCCTATGTCCGCACAACAGAAGAAACGCCCCTTCGATTTCAAAACCCAATACGGACTCGGCTTCAACCCTCAGGACGATGAGATCGTTGTCGACTTCTTCTGTGGTGGTGGCGGCGCCGGTACCGGCCTCGAAATGGGCCTGGGCCGCACCGTGAACGTGGCGAAGAACCACAGCCCGCAGGCGATCAGCATGCACACCGTGAACCACCCGGGCGCCCGGCACTTCACCACCGACGTGTTCGAGGGCGACCCAGACACCGAGTGCGACGGCAAGGCCGTGGGCTGGTTCCACATGTCACCGGACTGCACGCACCACAGTCAGGCGGCCGGCGGCCAACCGCGCAAGCGTGAGATCCGGAACCTGTCGTGGATCGGCCTCAAGTGGGCAGGCATGAAGCGGCCGCGCGTCATCAGCCTCGAGAACGTTAAGCAGATCCTGCAATGGGGCCGACTGATCGCCAAGCGCGACAAGGCCACCGGCCGCGTGGTCAAGCTCGGCGGCGACATTGCTGCACCTGGTGAGGTTGTGCCGGTGGGCCAGCAGTTCCTAATCCCTGACCCGAAGCAGCGCGGCCGCACCTGGCGCCGCTTCGTGGCTCTGCTGGAAGGCATGGGCTATGTCGTTGAGTGGAAGGTCATCAAGGCCTGTGATTTCGGCGCGCCAACCAGCCGGGAGCGCCTGTTCATGATCGCCCGGTGCGACGGCCAGCCGATCGTGTGGCCTGAGGCGACTCACGCCAAGAACCCCGCCAAGGGCCAGCAGAAGTGGAAAACTGCCGCTGACTGCATCGACTTCACCGATCTGGGCAAAAGTATCTTCGGCCGCAAGAAGGATCTGGCCCCGGCCACCCTACGCCGCGTTGCCAAGGGCATGAAGAAGTTCGTCATCGACAGCGCATCGCCGTTCATTGTGCCGATTGCCAATTGGTCCGGGGAGGCAGTGCAGTCCGCCGTTGAGCCGCTGCGCACCATCACCTCCTACCCAAAGGGCGGTGCCTTCTCGGCAGTGAGCCCGGTCATCGCACCGGCAACCCACCAGGGCAGCGACCGCATCAACGACCTGCTCGACCCGCTGCCGACAGTGACCTGCGCGAATCGTGGTGAGCTGACGCTGATCAGCCCGGTAATGGTTGGGGCCGGCGGGCCGGTATATGCCGGGCACCCGGTATCGGCAGACCAACCAATGGGAACGCTCATGACCCGTAGCCACCGCACGGTAGCGTCAGCCTGCATCGTCCAGGCCGGGCACGGCGAGGGTTCCGGTGCAACCAAGCGCCGCTCCCACGGAGTGAACGACATCTGCGGCCCGGTGGGCACCGTCACTGCCAGCGGCGGCGGACAGTCCATCAGCACCGCGGTGATGATCCAGGCCAACGGCGGATTCAACACTGTGCACGCCAAGGACATCCGCGACCCGATGACCACGGTGACCAACACCGGCAGCCAGCAGCAGTTGGCGACGGCGAACCTGGTGCACTTTCGCGGCAACTGTGACGCACGGGACCTCGACGACCCACTGCACACCATCAGCGCGGGCGGCCAGCACCACGGGTTGATCAGTGCGTTCATGGAGCGGGCATTCGGCGGAAGCGTGGGCCAGGGCCTGGAAGACCCGGCGCCGACCATAACGGCAGGCGGCGGAGGCAAGAGTTCACTGGTGTCGCTCACCCTCTCGCCAGAGCATGAAGCGGGAGCCCTGCGAGTTGCGGCCTTCCTGATCAGCTACTACGGCACCGAGAACATCAGCGCTTGCGACTCACCGGCGCCGACCATCACCACCAAGGACCGACTGGCCATGGTCACCGTGATGGTCAAGGGCACGCCCTACGTGATCGTCGACATCTGCCTGCGGATGCTGAAGCCGGCTGAGCTGTACAAGGCCCAGGGCTTCCCAGCCGACTACATCATAAGCCACGGCGCCGACGGTAAGCCGTTCACCAAGACTCAGCAGGTGCACATGTGCGGCAACAGCGTCAGCCCACCGCCGATGGCAGCACTGGCGCGGGCCAATGACCCGTGGCGCACTGAGCAACGCCAAGCGCGGGCAGCTTGATGGTCAGCTCGAACCGGGGGGAATACCGTCTTTGTTGAAGTCCTTCAGGCGCTCTCGCTCCTCCTCGGTGGAATGCGCCGGGGTTTCTTGCTCGGGCTCTTTCTTCTTTTCTTCAGTCATCGATATGTCCTCTGGGTGGTAGCTGTTTCGGCACCTGGTGGAATCAGCAGTTCAAATCAATCAACTCCAGCGCCCGGGCAGTGCGCAGCGAGAACAACCCATTACGGTTGTAAATGGGGGGATTTCGTCTGCTAAGCCTTATTGGAAGCTGCTGCGTCTAGAAGAAACCTCACCCACTCGGAGTGAGCGGCGTCGTAACGTGCCATCGCTTGAACCCATTCGGCGCCTAGCGTTTTTCTGGAAGCGACGAGCTTCATTAGCTCGGCAACTGAGGCGTCAATTTCAAGCAGATAGTTGTGTGATTCAAATCGAAGATCGTCATCGTTGATCATGGTTCTTGCGCCTGTTGTGCACAGTGAAAGCTACTAGGCGTAGCTGTACAAAAACTTGGACCATGTACAGCTTTTACAAATTCCCTCCCCCTTCAAAGTCAGCCGCTATAGCGGCAAGGACGAAGTCATGCCTGAAGAAATCGTTTTGATCCAATCGCTGCCAGTGGAACGTGACGAAACTGGCTGCTGGACACACCCAGCCTGGCCCTCCACTGAAGACGAGCTCATTCCATACGCTTGGTTCACCGACCGGGGCCTGGAAGTCCGTGAACGAAATTTCGAGGATGACGCGCCGGATGAGCTGCAAGCGGCATGGTTCGCCAGTGGCATCGCGGATTGTACGGCCTGGGCGCCGACACGGCCCGCTGGTGATGGCTGGTTCATCTTCTCGATCCACGACACCGAAGACGGCCCAGTGTGCGTATGGGTGCGATATGTGCCGAGCCTGCACCGAGAAGTCGACGCCGTGGCAGTTGGCAAAGAGTTCTGCGGCGCGTGCGGTGACGGTTGCGGCTCTTGCCAGGTCGCAGAAGAAAGCCCGCTGGTGACGCCATGATCGCCACGCTCTGGTTCGCCTACGTGTTCATCTACAAGGGGCCAAGGCCATGAGAACTGTGGCCAGAATCGTTGACGACCCTGCAGCTAAGTGGGGATTCAGGCGAGATCAGGCGACCTACGAGGATGCAGAGAAGATCACCGGGTTTCGGATGGATCGGCGCTCCAGTTATTTGATCACCCGGAATGATGTCGTCGAGCAGGAAGGCCAATGCACCGTGGAATGCTCTGGGTGCAGCTGCGACTGCTCGAGCTGCAGCTACGGATATAACACCCACAAAGCCAGCGGCTGTCGTGAGTGCGGCGGCACCGGAAAGCGCCGCTTGTACTTCGGCTTCCCGCCTTCGCCGCCGAAAAATAGGATAAGGCCATGACAGACCACGAACTGTTACGGCTGTCAGCCAAGGCCATGGGCTTCGAACTGGAGTATCGGAGTGGAAGCGATGCCTTCTACTACGACGATCCAGAATCTGGCCGTGAGCAATGGCAGCCACTGAGCGACGAAGGCCAGGCCATCCGGCTGGCGGTACACCTCCAGCTCAACATCCTCTGGTTCACCAACCTGCAGTACGTGATGGTCGAGCGCAGCGGCTTCGGCGAGAACATCGGCTGGACCGACAAAGCGGATCGAGGTGGCGCGCTCCGCCAGGCAATCACCATCGTAGCAGCGCAAATCGGCAGCACGCTTCCTTGACCCCAATCCCCTGTGTACCTGCCTTCGAAAGGCGTCAGGGCAATTGACTATCAACCCAGCGCTCAGCAGCAGCCATTGCCTCATCGAGCGCCGCCGGATAGTCGGGCCAGGGCCCGGTCAGTTCAGCAGCAACTTCGCCCAACCCATCAATTGACGCGGGCTCAATGATCTTCGCGGCAACCGGTGCATCGTCGTTCGGGCGTCGCCAGTCGAACTTGAGAAACATCGTGTGACCCCGATACGCGTGGGCAATCGGAACATCTATTTGGTGTGACACACGCCCTCCTGGCAAGTGAATGGGTTGATTCCCTGTTTTACACCCATCCCAACAACACAGATATCTAGGCATAACGCCATCACTCCATCCCCCTACATGCCTGCCGGTGAGCGGCGGGCGAGGTATTCCTATGTCCGAAGAAAAGAATGCATTCCGCGAAGCTGCTATCGAAGCGATCTCGGCTATGGCACAGCACCTGCCACTTGATTGCGAGCTGCAGGTGGTGGCCTGCCGCCCCGGCAAGAAAGACTTGACCTGGTGCTTCCTTCGCCTGAGTCGAACCTGAACAACGCCCTGGACGCACTGCGCCGCAACGGCCTGACCATCGACGGTGATAACGCCTACAAGCGCGACCTGCTCGACTGCGCAGTTGGAGCCATTGCTTTCGGTTCGCAGGGCAATAATCAGCCGCCTGCCGGCCATTGGGGTCAGCGCTTCTGGGATATAGGCCGAGGTGAAGCCGAGGCGCGGGAAGAGTTGATCGCAGCGCTGAAGCTGACCCGCGAGAACCTGCGCGCCTGCCAGGCAACCATCCACCTGTGCGGAGGGTTCGACCCGGCGTATGTCAATGACGCCCAGGCAGCGATGAAGGTTGCAGACGAAGCCCTCGCCAAGTTCGCCATATAACCCAACTTCTGCCGCCCAGCGCGGCAAGGACACCCCATGTTCGCTATGAAACTCACCCTGATACTGCTGGGCGCTTTGCTGTACCTGGGCGGAACCGGCACCTGGTTCATCTGGATCGGCCCTTACCTAGTTGGTACCGGCACCACCGAGGCGCTGCTCTACGCATTCGCCGGCACATGCACCTGGCTGCTGATCACCTTCGGCCTGGCCATTCAAATCATCAAGACAGCGCGGCCCACGGCCGGCAAGAGGTAGGTATGGACGGAATTCACTTCCTGTCGCACGAAGACGTCTGCACGCTCACCGGTGCCAGAACCAAAGCTGGCCAGATTCAGGTGCTCAAAAGGAACGGCATTCGCCACACCATCAAGCGCAGCGGATGGCCATGCGTCATCGCGTCCTCCCTTACCGGCGAGGCGATTGCTGTATCAGCAGAGAAACCAAAGTGGCAGCCACGGCTGGTGAGTTAAATGGGAAGGAAACCAACAAACCCTGACAGCGTTACCCGCCTCAGGAAGCGCAAGCAGCGCAGCGGGATCATCTATTACTACTACGACATCGGCGGCTCTCCTAGGAAGGAGATCGCCCTGGGCAGCGACTATGGACTGGCGATTGTCGAATACGCAAAGCTGGAAAAGAGTCGCGCCTCGTCTGCCATGGTGCAGGAGGTGCTGACATTTGCCTATGTCGCAAACATCTACATGGGCGAGGTGGTACCCACCAAGAGCCCGGCAACACAGAAGGATAACGCCCGGGAGCTGAAGCAACTGCTGAAGTTCTTCGATGATCCGCCGGCGCC